AAAGATGAAAAGTAAGCTGTCGAACCACCTGTACCAGCACCTGAACCTGTAACGATTGACATTACGGCTTCGTTAAGTGCAGCAGTTGTATCTTTGGTCCAACCTGTTGGAGCAGAGGCTTGATAAAAAACCATTTTTGTTCCTGAAGGTATAGCTCCACCAATTCCTGTTAAATTAGAACCATCACCTGTAAATGTTGTAGCAGTTACGGCTCCATTATCTCTAAGAATAATTTGTCCTGATGAACCAGCAGTTACAGCTCCTTTAAAAGTTGTAGCTCCTAATTTGTCAACAGCGTTATACATTTTAAAATTAGAAGAACCGTCATTATAAATATGTGAGTATGCACCTTGTGCTATTTGTATACCGTTAGCAGTGTGTCCAGTTGCTGCTATTGTTAAAGTTTGTGAACCTGTCGTATTATTAAAAAATACATATTCACCTTCAGTGGCTGGGACAAATACAACAATATCTCCTGTCAAAGCTCCTGTAAGTTCAATTACTTTATTGGAAGACTCAGCAGTTGGATCTGCATCAGCTGTAGACAAGGTAATATTGGCTGAACCTGCTACAGATTTAGCTATATAGCCTCCTCCAAAAGCGTCTAAAACATCTAAGTTATTGTTTGTTCTAGTTCCCCAGGTATTGGCGTTAGCCCCTGTTTCCATCTTCTCTAATTTGAATCTACTTGTAAATGTACTGGCCATGTTTTTACCTCTCTAAAATATATCCTTTTTTGTTATTCAAGCAACACCTTTTATGCTGCGTCTACTTCTGTCCAGGTATTACTTGCACCGGTTACCACATTAGCCCAAGGTGTAGCAAAAGGGTTTCCTGTAACTATTGATAAATCTAAACCTGTCACATTGACTAAGGCTCCACTTGTAATTGAAGCAGTTCCTGCAGCAAAACTCATGGATACACCCGTAGCACTAACTATTACACCTGTTCCCCCTGTTGCTGTTGCAGTTCCTGCAGCAAAACTTGTCGATAGACTGCCTAGGGTTACTACAATATCAATAGCAGCCACTGCTGTTCCTAAAGCAGAGGACATACTTACACCAGTGACGTTGACGTCTAATGACCCTTCTACTGTTACAGTTCCAATATTGAAATCAAGTTGATCTGAGGGAGCTACAACAGCTACGCTACCTTCACCTGATACCGTAACTCCAGATAATGCATTACTTATTGAAAGCCCTGATACACTTACTATTGAATCAGCAATAGCTGTTTCCGTACCTAACGTAAATGTAGATTGAAGTGAATCTAGTGTAACGAGAGAACTAGCCTCTACGGATTCTGTTCCTAAAGAAAATGTTGATTGAAGTGAATCTAATGTGACTACAACATCACCAACAAAAGACTCAGTGCCTAATGCTGTTGTGGTCGATAACCCAGTAACAGATACTGTGATCGAGCTTTGTTGGCCCCA